GACAATCCAGCATGACCAAAGTTTGTTGCACTTACATCACCTAAACTTATAAAAGCATCATTAGCTGCGTTTCTTATTTTTAAGGTATTACCATCAATGTGTGGAACATAAGCCGCTACACCTATTGTAGGGTCACCAGAACCTTGATTAACAGTACTAAGTGCAGCAATTATCTGATTTAATTTTGTTCTTACAACAAGACCAGTACCATTATCAACGGTAAAACCAGTTCCACCTGTATTATCGACTCTTGACATGACAACTCAGTATTTTTTCTAAGTATATCCTAAATATTAACCTTTACCAAAACCAATAGCAGTAAAGTTAAAGTTTCGATCTACAGAACTTCCAGAACTGTTTTTGAAATGAACGGTAAATCCAGTACCAGTGATACTTGTAAGCTCAAAAAAGTCACCAGAGGCCATATTAAAGGCTGTGATTCCAATAGCTGGCGGGTTAGAGTTTGCACCTAACAATGCACTAGTACCAGTAAAAAATGGATGATCAAATGTAATAGATTTTGCTCCTGCACCTGATGCAATAGTTGTTGTACTTTGTTCTGTTCTCCTTTGAAATTCTGCAAAATATCCAAGCTGACTGACTCTTATATCCTGGTTTGTATCTTGTGTTGATAACACACATTTAAATTTGAATGTTCTACCTTTAAATGTTCCATTTGCAAACTTCTGAAAATCTGAATAACTACTGCCATCTTGTGAGGTTTGTACAAAAACTTCAGCATTAGTATCGACTGAAGCTGTGCCATCAAAATCCTGTCTTGCGTCAATATCTGTAACTGAATCTATCAAGTCTGAAGAATATACAGAATCAGTTTGTATAAGTTTTCTTAGGTCAAGACTAAATACAGCACCTAAATCTAAAGTTTCATTAAATAAATAAGTACCAGTCGTTGAAACACCACCAATGTCATCAATCGAGGTTTCAGAATCAATATCAGTGCTGTCATCAAAGTTACCTGTACCAGCTAAACTGATTGAATTTGTACCAGAATCAAATCCGATATTAGTTTTTGAACCTTGAAATTTAGGACTGTCTAAATCCTCTCTTCTTGTTTGTACTAAAAGTTTTGGTTGTGCTTCAGGTAGATCTATAACGATACTTGTTTCACCTGTACTGAATCTATCTCCATCGTCTTGTGTCTTGAGAATATACTCACCTTCCAAAAGTGGAACCATTTTTTCTGTTGATGCCCCACTCAAAGCGAACACTAAATCTGTTGCATCTTGAAAAGTACCAGTTCCATCGGTTTTGGGAGAATGTCTGACATGAATACGACCACCTGCTCTTACATCTACATCTGGTACAGCATCCCACCTAAGTCTTATCTCCTTATCAGAAATAGGTTCATAAGTTAAATTTGTAATATCAGACGGTGGTGCTGTCTTACCAACAGCATTGAAGGTCAGATTAGTAGAAGTTGTACTTAACTGTAATGCAGCATTAAAACTAAATACCTGTATTTCGTATGTTCCAATATCAGTATTCAAAATTTCAAAATCTGGACTGGAAACAGTTGTTGAAACATAATTACCATTGTTAAATCTATAATTCACCTGATATTGAGTAACACCTGTAACTGGTTGCCAACTAATGATTAATTTTGATACAGCATTATTGTTGATAACAACAATTTTTTCCTCTGCTTGTAAACCAACAGGAGGAGGCTTTGGTAAATTTAATATTGATACAGACCTTGCTGGTAAAGTTGCACCATCTTCAATAAAATCATATTTAGCATTTACATAAGACAAAGCAGTAATCGCATAATTTATACCATCAGATTCTTCTACTGTTATCACTCTAAACTTCTGAGCTTGAACTGTATCATTCTGTAAAAGCCAAACAGTATTTACATTTGGAGTTGCAGAATAGGCAGAAGAAACTGTGATTACAGCACCAGATATAGATTGAACAGTTTTTGTTTCTACTGTTCCATCTGGTAAAACTACACTTAATGTTGGATTGTTTGATGTTGGTAAATCTGTTGCAGCAGTATCATCTACAGTTATTTGAGTCGTTGTTGCAGCAGTAACTCTTCCTCCTCTACGAACACCAGAACGAACAGGATCAGCAATATCAATAACAGCACCGGGTCTTACAACAACACCAGAATCTATAGAAGTTGCAAATGCAACAACTTCACTTTCATTCTGTTCAGCAAATAAAATAGCCTTTGCTAGTCTTCTGGCTTGTCCTCTTGATGTACACGCAAATGCTTTAACCTGTTTGATAATTACTCCAAACTTAGCTATCGAAGCGGTATCTTCATAAACTTCATAATCTATCTCTCTACTATCCATGTTGAAGTAAGAAACAGAAATAACAGTATTTCTTGTTTTTAATCCGCTTCCTGAATAACTAAATCCTTCAGAGGTTACATTAGCAAGATTGAATAAATAACTTGAATCTTTAGGGCTATCTTGTGCAAGAAGAATACTTCCAGCGGACCATATTGGCATACATCTCATAACACCTGCTAATTCATTTATGAGATCAAATGCTTCACTTGATGATTGAATATTTACGTTGCAACTAAATCTAGCTTCCTGTCCTCCTAATCCATCTGATACCAACGTATTTGCAAACTTACTCGCAGTAACAAAAGAAAAAAGATCAAGAGAACTTTCTGTTATATGATTGCCAAACCCATATCTAGTATCTGTAAGAAGATCAAGTAACACCATCGCAGGACATGAGCACCATTGAGCAGCACCCATAACTCCATTAAAAATATATCCGTCTGGGTACACTATCCTGCCTGTTGCACTGTCCACGCTTGGAGTACCAGAACTGTTTGCACCAGCACCAGGAATCCTTACTTTTATTCCTCTGATACGATACTTTCTTGTTGGTATTGATTGAAACTGCATAGAGTCCAATCGAACAGAAGCATAAGCACTATTGGCATAAGTATTGGAATCATCAATAATTTCAGCAAAACTTGTCCATTGAAATGCGTCTTGCAAACTTGAATCTGAACTATCAGCAGTAACTCTGGTAACTCTTATATCAACAGGAAAAGCACCTGTTAGATTTATCCTGTAATCTTTTTGGTACGCATCAGCAGTTCTTCCCGTAATAGTGTCTGAAATAATATCTGTAAATCCACCAGAATTATATTGAACAGCTATTTTTAAAGAGATAGAAGAACCTAACAAATCTCCTTTATCTGTAGCTTTTTGTAATTGAGGAACAGTTATAGTTACATTAATTGCATCAACATTTGAATTTGTGATCTGTCTAGTAACTGGAGAAGATTGAGTTACAGTTACTCCTACTGCTGTGATAGAAGAACTACTTTCAATACCTTCAACTTTTATTTGATCTGACGTTCCAAAACGAGGATTGAATGTTACGTCTTGAAAATTAAAATCAGTTGTAGTTGGAGAAGCAGAAGTAGCTGTTGCTTTTAAGACAGGAGTATCATTTAGAAATACATCTTTCAACGCAGCATTATTATATGCAGTAGTTCCTTTCGTAAGTCCTTCTTTTGATGCAGTAGCAAAACCCTCTATCTCTCCTTCAGAAATAAGATCAAGAAAAGTAGCAAACTGTCTACTATGTAAAGTATCAGGAGTTCTTGTCGGTTGAGGGGGAGGCGGAGGACTACCGCCACCAGAACCAATAATATTTTTTGGTGCGTCTGTCATGCTTGTACCTGTTGAGTATCAATTGCACCACTTATAACAACCGAACCTGTTACTATCTCTCCATAAACTATTGGAACGGGAGTACCTGCTCTTGATGTATTTTGAGTTCCCGAAAAACTAAATGATAATTGTGGATCTTGTTCTGATTTAAATTCTTTCGGTTTTGGTAGAGGGAATAACATTTCACTTACACCCATAATTGCCAAACTAGCACCAAGATAAACCATACTTTTTGCTATAAATCCGCCACTTAATCCAGTTTCTAATGTAAATTTAGCAGCACCACCGGGTATGCTTGCAGGAAGGAAAAAAGCACCTGCGATAAGAGCCGCACCTAATAAAAATTTACCTGTGCCTCTTCCAGCACCACTAATAACAGGAACGATATGTATATCTTCTTGTCCTATCGGGTGATGTATCTCTTCTTCATTTACAGCATAATTACCAACTTTTACTTGATAATATTTAGGATTCATATATTTTTCTACTTGTGGAAAATTATTAACGAGAAAACTAACCGCTTTTGCAAGACTATCTACCTGTATTTCAAATTCTTTATGACCCACAAATTTTGCAAGCTCACCATATAGCTTTAGTTTACGCAACATAACGATACCTCCCTCCTGTGCATTTTAATAACCATTGAGAATAAGGCTCTCTACAAGATAGTCTATCGGTTAAATGATGTAAAACATCTCCATCTAAAAAAATAGCTACAT